TGAATTACGTGCAAGATACCACAGCTGGAGAGATAACAGTAAACTACATTTATGTTGAATCTAAAAAAATTAAGTGTGACTGATGCAAAGATTTATGCTCTTACAGTAGGAGCTCTAGCTACGTCAATGACAGACATTGATGTAGTTCTTAAAATTATCGCAACAGTTGTTGCCATAGGATATACCTTGCACAAATGGTATATAATGCATGGAAAAAATAAGTGAGCACGTATCGTACAAAGAAGGTGTAAAGTCAAACACCGCTACTAGGTTAAACATTGACAATACACCTAGCTCGTATGAGCTTTCTAACATGGGCATATTGGCTGATAATCTTTTTGAGCCATTACGAAAATGGGTAGGTGGCCCTATAAAAATAAACTCTTTTTTTAGATCCGAAAATTTGAATCAAGCCATTGGCGGAAGTTCTCGAAGCCAGCATTGCCAGGGTCGCGCGATTGACCTAGATGATACCTTCGGACATAAAACAAATGCCGAGATGTTTGAGTATATAAAAAATAACCTATCTTATGATCAGATAATATGGGAATTTGGTGATGATACTAATCCTGATTGGGTACATGTGAGCTATGTTTCAGATAGTGAAAATAGAGGCCGTGCACTAAGAGCGGCAAAAGAAAATGGTAAAACAACATATCAAGTAATATGAGCAAACCTAAGAAAAAATTCGGACAGACCGTAGTAGGTAAACTTTTAAAAGCTTCAGTAGGTTTAATAAATCCAACTCTTGGAAGTATTATACAAGGAGACATGTCTGTGGAGCAAGTAGTTTCTTCCATTAAAAACTCTGACGCGCCAGCAGAAGATAAAATTAAAGCTCAAGAGATGGTTCTTGAAGCATACGAGGCTGAGGTTCAAGACAGAGCGAGCGCGAGACAAAGAGAAATGGCAGCGCTTGCCTCCGGATCAAATGACGTACTTTTCAAAACAGTGGGATGGGGTATAACACTTTGTTTTATAGGCGTAATTGCAGGAGCTATCGGCCTATGGCAAATACCTGAAGAGTCTCAGAGACTGTTTGACATGGGGTTTGGTGCAGTGGTTGCAGCTTTTACTCAAGTAATTGGGTATTACTTTGGATCGTCGGCAGGCAGTAAACAAAAAACTAATTTAATCAACGGAAATGGCGAAAGCATTAAACCTTAACTCTTACCAAACTAAGTCCAAAGTTCGTAGACCTGGAGTCCATTCAAAAACAAAAAGCTCAGCACTTAAGTCTTCAAAGAACTACCGTAAGCTATACCGCGGACAGGGGCGTTAAAATATTTGTATCTTTATATTCAAATTAAATCAAATCGAATGGATATAAGGAAAATCTCCGTAGGGCCAGATTATAAATCTGGGGCAATGCACTACATAATTGGTCAAGAGATTCTAAACGGCAAATACTTTATACACCTAATTCAGCAAGACACTGATAAACAATCTATTAAGATATGGATTCAACGTAATGATGAGATATTATTATGGAAAGAGTTTAGTTCTGATGTTCCGGTATCTATAGAATATAATATTAACTTTTAATGAAATCACCGTTTTACTTTATAGTTGAGCCTGTAGAGGGCAAACGATATAATAATACTAAAAATATATCAGGGTTAGATTTTATTACTAGCACAAGCGAGGAAGATTTTACAGTATCCAATAGAAAAGGTAAAGTAAAAGAAGTTCCCTTAAATTACCAAGGTCCAATTAAAATTGGAGATATACTTTTGGTTCACCACAACGTGTTTAAATATTACAACGATATGAAAGGAAGACAGCAGAGTGGTAAAAGCTATTTTAAGGATAATTTATTTTTTATAGACAATGATCAGTTTTTTATGTATAATCAAAATAATCAGTGGTATAGCCACGATAGATATTGTTTTGTAAAGCCAATAAAAAAACAAAAGTCATTTATGTTTAAGCGTGGAAATGAAGAGCCACTAATGGGAGAAATGGTTTATCCAAATGATTATCTTTTATCTCAAGGAATAAAACCAGGGGCGCAAGTAAGTTTCCAGCCAGACAGTGAGTATGAGTTTGATGTAGATGGCGAGAAACTTTATCGAATGTATGACCATCAAATAACCTTAAGCTTATGAATTATATAATGATAGATGATTTTTTAGATGATCCTAACAAGTATGTTATAGATGTATTAAAAGAAAAGTTTGAGGACGTGGCAGATGGCGATACTGTGTTTAAAGGCATTCAAAAAAGATCAATGGATGAGATGCAATATAAAATCGAAGAAGCTTATCCTGATTATATGGTCACATACAATTTTATAAGACAATCACCTCTTAATCAAGAAGAGCCCAACTTTATACATACAGATGAGATGATGGGTGACAAGACAATTTTATTGTATTTAAATAAACATCATCCTGTAGAGGACGGCACTACTCTTTATAAGTTTAATAAAATTTCAGACGATTATCTCCCTATGTGTACTTTTTATGCACAGTATAATAGGTTAGTGGTTTTTGATTCTTCAATACCTCATTCAAGAAATATATTTGAAAACTTTGGAGAAGGAGAGTATTCGCGCTTAGTTCAGGTAATATTTTTAAAATTAAAACCATGAGTTCAGAATTACTTAAAGTACAAATTATTGCAGCAGGTAGAAAAGCCGTAGAACAGCTAATTAAAGTAGCAAAAGAAGACATAATTAAACCTGATCCTGAAGATGAGTTAGCTGCTGATAGATTAAAAAATGCAGCAGCGACAAAAAAACTTGCTATATTCGATGCTTTTGATATATTAAATAAAATAGATGCAGAGCAAGAAAACATAACTATAAATCAAACTAATGGCGAAAAAATCCAATCAAAACAAGGGTTTGCTGAAAGACGATCCAAATAGGTTGTTTTATGTAGTAAAAAACCTAGTACCTAAAACTGTTCTAGCTAATAAAAATAAAGCTAAAACATGGGTTTATGGGTATAGTGATAAATATGATATGGTGGTCATATCTAAAAATGGCCAAATTGGGGAGATAGTAAACATCAATGGATTAAACATAGCATTGCCTATAAAGCCAAATAATATTGTTGAAGAATCTACTAATAAAAGTAAACAGTTTTGGAAGAGAAAAGATTTACCTAAAGAGCTGAGTCGAATTCAGTCAATATTTCAATGGAATGAAATGGCAAGTGTTTTTAAAAACAAGTGGGTTGATTATATTGAACAGGAGTTCGATAGGAGAGAATTTGGGTATTGGTTCTACAATAATGGCAAGCCTACCTATATGACAGGTTCTCATTACATGTACTTGCAATGGACTAGCATTGACGTGGGTTATCCTGATTTTAGAGAAGCTAATAGAATATTTTTTATTTTCTGGGAAGCATGTAAAGCTGACACAAGATGCTTCGGATTAGTGTATTTAAAGATAAGACGTTCAGGTTTTTCTTTTATGGGGTCATCTGAATGTGTAAATACAGGAACATTAGTTAAGGATTCAAGGGTAGGTATACTATCAAAAACAGGATCTGATGCAAAAAAAATGTTTACAGATAAGGTTGTTCCTATAGCCAATAGACTGCCGTTCTTTTTCAAACCCATACAAGATGGTATGGATAAGCCAAAAACTGAGCTTGCATTTAGAATACCGGCTTCTAAGATTACTAAAAAAAATATGTATGACGCTGTTGATGAAGAGCTATATGGTCTTGACACCACTATTGACTGGAAAAATACCGATGAAAACTCTTATGATGGTGAAAAACTTTTGCTTTTAGTGCATGATGAAAGCGGTAAATGGATAAAGCCAAATAATATATTAAATAATTGGAGGGTTACTAAAACCTGTTTAAGATTAGGAAGCAAAATTATAGGTAAATGTATGATGGGCTCTACCTCTAATGCCTTAAGCAAAGGGGGTGATAATTTTAAAAAGCTATACGAAGATTCAAATATAGAAACGCGTAATCAAAATGGACAAACAAAAAGCGGTATGTACAGTTTGTTCATTCCTATGGAATGGAACATGGAAGGTTTTATAGACAGGTACGGCATGCCGGTTTTTCACAAACCTGAGACAAATGTGTTGGGTGTTGATGGAGAAATGATTGGCAATGGAGCGGTAGATTACTGGCAAGCAGAAGTAGATTCTTTAACCCAAGACGCTGATGCGTTAAATGAATTTTACCGGCAGTTTCCAAGGACAGAGTCTCATGCATTCAGAGATGAAAGCAAAACCTCACTATTTAATTTGACTAAGATATATCAACAAATCGACTATAATGATTCATTAATTATAGAACAACATGTCACAAGGGGAAAGTTTTATTGGCAAGACGGCGTAAAAGACTCACAGGTTATTTTTTCTCCAGATCCAAAAGGCAGGTTTAAAGTTTCTTGGATGCCTAATAAAAATATAACAAACAAAAAATATAAAAAATTTAGTCATTACTTTCCGATGAATGAGCACATTGGAGCATTTGGATGTGACTCATATGATATATCGGGAACAGTAGTTGGTCGAGGTTCAAATGGCGCGCTCCATGGATTAACAAAGTTTAATATGGAGGAAGCGCCAAGTAATGAGTTTTTTTTGGAGTACGTAGCTAGACCTCAAACAGCGGAGATATTCTTTGAGGATGTACTAATGGCTTGCGTTTTTTATAGCATGCCAATATTAATAGAAAATAACAAGCCGCGCTTACTGTATCATTTTAAAAACAGGGGGTACAGAGGTTTCTGTATGAATAGACCTGATAAGCATTTTAATAAACTTTCAAAAACAGAAAAAGAATTAGGAGGCATACCGAATACTTCAGAAGATGTAAAACAATCACACGCCTCAGCTATTGAGTCGTATATTGAAAAACACATTGGGTTGGATTTAACAGGAGCGTATAGGGACGCCACTTCTATGGGAAGTATGTATTTCACTAGAACTTTAGATGAGTGGGCAAGGTTTGATATAAACAACAGAACAAAGTTTGATGCGAGTATTAGCTCAGGATTAGCAATTATGGCCAATCAAAAAAACCTATATTTACCTGAACAAAAACAAAACAAAATAAATCTTAACTTTGCAAGATATGCTAATAACGGAATTTATAGTGAATTAATCAAATAGATGGAAGACGTAAAAATTAATATTTCATCTGTAGGTTTTCCCAGTCAGTTTGTATCAGACTCAGAAAAAGCCACCAAGGAATTTGGATTACAGATAGGACAAGCGATACAATATGAGTGGTTTAGAAAAGATTCAAATGGCTGTAGGTATTATAGTCAGTGGAGAGATTTTAACAGATTAAGACTATATGCAAGAGGAGAGCAGTCCATAGCTAAATATAAAAATGAATTAGCTGTAGATGGTGACTTGTCTTATTTAAATTTAGATTGGACTCCTGTTCCTATTCTTCCAAAGTTTGTAGACGTTGTAGTAAATGGCATGCAAGATCGACTTTTTAAAGTAAAGGCATACGCACAAGACGCGTTATCTCAAGCTAAAAGAAGCAAATATCAAGACATGATTGAAGGGCAGATGGCTGCTAAAGACATACTTACTACGGTACAAAAGAACACTGGGTTTGATCCTTTTATTATGAATCCAGATGAGCTGCCTGCATCTGACGAAGAGTTGTCGTTATATATGAACCTAAATTATAAGCCAGCTATAGAAATCGCAGAAGAGGAGGCTATAGACACTATGTTTGCTGAAAATCATTATGAGGATATACGAAAGCGTATTGATTATGACCAAATGGTAGTGGGTGTAGGTATGGCAAAACATGAATTTCTACCTGGTTCTGGAGTAAAGGTTTCTTATGTGGATCCTGCAAACGTTGTTTACAGTTATACTGAAGATCCATTTTTTAAAGATTGTTTTTATTGGGGAGAAATTAAAACTGTCTCTTTAACAGAACTTAATAAAATTGACACTACTCTTACTACTGAAGATCTAGAAAAAATTTCACAATACAGCCAAAGCTGGTATGATTATTTTAATACTGCTCAGTATTATGAAAATGATATATTTTATCGTGATACTTGTACCCTTATGTATTTTAATTATAAGACCACTAAAAAGATGGTTTATAAGAAAAAAATTAATGAAGGAGGTGCAACAAGGATGATAGAAAAAGACGATACTTTTAATCCGCCTGAAGAAATGTTGGAGGATGGGAAGTTTGAAAAAATTGAAAAGACAATAGACGTATGGTATGATGGTGTAATGGTTATGGGAACAAACATTATTCTTAAATGGGAGCTAGCCAAAAACATGGTACGACCAAAATCATCTTCTCAGCATGCAATGCCTAATTATGTGGCAGCAGCTCCTAGAATGTATAAGGGAGTTATTGAGTCTTTAGTTAGAAGAATGATACCATTTGCTGATCTTATTCAAATGTCTCATTTAAAACTACAACAAGTTATAGCGAGAGTTGTCCCTGACGGGGTATATATTGATGCAGATGGACTAAACGAGGTTGATTTAGGTACAGGAGCTGCTTATAATCCAGAGGACGCACTTCGTTTGTACTTCCAAACAGGTAGTGTTATTGGTAGAAGTTATACTCAAGAAGGGGATTACAATCAAGGAAAAGTTCCAATTCAGCAGCTAACTAGTAATTCAGGAGCATCAAAGACTCAAATGCTTATATCAAACTACAACCATTATTTAGACATGATACGATCAGTCACAGGT